CATACGTTTATGTGATTTGTATGATAGTAATATTCTACGTCAAAACCAGCAGCTCCAAAGTTATTAAGTCTATTAAACCAGACAGGAATACTTAAATAAATAAAACCGTCTTTAGTTAAACACTCAGCATATCGTCTTAGTTCGTAATCTGGATCCATTTGATGTTCTAAAACTTTGTAACTACAAATTAGATCGTATTTTTTAGTATCATCAAAGTCGTCTTTTAAGTCTATACCGTATTCATGAAAGGCGTTTCTCTTATAACTAGTAGTGATTTCTGTACCGGCTACGTCACAATTTTTAAGAGTCTTGCGCATCCAATTTAAAAATATCCCGTATGCACTTCCAACTTCAAATACACTTCTTTTCTTATCATCTTTATTCCACTTAGCTAATAGCTCACCTAAAAAAGCGTTGTGATAATTTAACTTAGTTTCTCCTGTGTATAGGTTTCCAACACTAGGCCTTGATCTATAGTCCTCTCTGTAAAAATCTATAATTTCTTGCTTTGTTTGGTACTTTTCAGGATAAGAAACAAACCCGCACTTAGTACACATACACATGCCCTCGGGTTTTATTCTGTATTCGTCCACGTTTTTCCAGTTTTCTTTTGAGTCACATATTGCGCATTTCATAATTAAGCTCCTTTAGATTATGCTTTTTATTTTATTTACTTTATCCATTAAATTCTTATATGCAATCGGTTCAATTGCTTGCTCTGCATCACTAAAACTATAATCAGGATTTTCGTGAACCTCACATAAAAGGCCATCGGCACCGGCAGCAATACCGGCTAAACTCATAGGTTCAACCAAGTCACGGCGTCCAGTTCCATGAGAAGCATCTACTATTATAGGTATTTGAGTTAGAGCTTTAACAGCTGGTATCATACTAATACTAAGATCCCATCTAACATGGTTTAAATTGGTTACACCGCCACGTTCAATAATAACTATATCCTTAGCCCCATTAATTAATAAGTGCTCACAAGAGCCTAACAGTTCGTCGAGCGTTGCATTTGTTCCACGTTTTAAAAAGATTCTTTTACCAGAGCGTGCTATTCTTTTAAGCAAAGTATAGTTTTGCATAGACCTTGCCCCTATCTGATAACAGCTACAATATTTTGAAATCAATTCCAAACTGTCTTCAGTATAGTCTAATACTTCTATTATATTTCTTAGACCGAAGGCCTCGGCCGCCTCGTGATAATGAGCAATTAACTCCTCTTCAACCCAACCAAAGTTATTACCTGGGTAAGTGCCAGCTCTAAACACGCCGCCTCTTAAATAGTTTGCTCCTAGCTCACTTACTATCTTTGCCATTTTCCAAATTTGATGCTTGTTCTCAACCGAGCACGGGCCTGCTATTTTTATAAAATCATTGTCTACTTTTTCAAACTTTCTTACTCGGTCATACTTAGGTTTTGGTCCCCATGTTCTAATATCTCTGAAGTGTAAGCCATTTTTCGAAGTCATTATCTACATTCCTTTTTTTATGTAAGATTTCTTTTACTCTGTCATTACTTAATACGTCTCTAGGTAAAGTGCCATGCTGCTTTCTATACATTCTCTTTAATGTCTTTTCAGCCGAGCGTTGCAATCTTATAAAAGTATCTACAATAAAAGGAGTGCTTACTTTGTTTTTAACAGCTACTTGCATACCAACTTGTAAGCCATAAAATACGCTTACTATTGCAGTGTAGTTATTTTCATACTCACTTTTTGTTAGAAACTTATTCCATTCATTGTAAGAATTATTAGCAATAAAATGAATTAAATCAATCTTAGGCCATTTCTTTTTCTGACTCATAGGTGGGCACTCTCTATTTGTTGTTTAAGGATTTCTCTTTTTTCTAAATTGTTTTTACTTAATGACTTATCATGCTGCCTATAAAAAAACATAGGCTCCTCTAAGTAACCTATATCTAATTCCTTTTTAGCTTTTAAGAACCAGTCATAACCTTCAAATCCTGAAAGCTTTTCAGTAAACTTAATATGATTAATAGCTCTAGTCTTAAAGATAGCGCCGCCTACGTGATGCTGCTCATTACCTTTCTGTATTTTCTGGAATGATCCAAAGTAATTATCAGGATAAACAACGTCACAATCATCCTTAATGATCTTATTCATTAGAGTTTCAAGGGATTGATTGTTTACAAAATAGTCATCGGCATCAAGTCTTACTATGTATTTTGCTTGAGCATGTTTTAAAGCAATGTTTGAACTACTAGACAGACCTACGTTTTTTTGGTTTCTAATAATATCAATGTTCTTATATTTATAAGTTAGCTTACACGCCTTTTGAAAACTATCGTCAGTGCTGCAATCGTCTATAAATATGAAATGTGTTTTATAAAATATGTTTTGATTTAATACTGAATGAATACATTTCTCTATGTAATCACTAGAGTTATAACTACAAGTGTAGACTGTTAATAGTGGCATTTTATTAATCTTATTCACCCACCTAGACTTATCTAAAAATCTAATAACAGCTTTTAAGGATACGTTATTGCCAAGTTTATTAAATATAATTTCTAATATCTTTAGGTCGTTTTTATAATCTATTAACAATCTATAATCAGACCTTAATTCCATTGGAACATAGAAGTGCAGTTTGTTTTTAGTAAGGTTCTTTACTGCATAACTAATGAACTCGACGTCGTTATATAATAGGGCTGCTTTTTTAATTAACTCAAAATCTATTATCTCGAATGCCGAGCCATCGGTAAACTTTGTGCTGTATAAATAATCGTGGCATCCCCCGTTGTAATCATATACAGCTTTAAGCAATGTCTTATAATCTACAAAAATCTTATCATGTGTTACTCGTACTATTGTTTTTACTTTATATATTCTGGCCGCGTGAAACATTCTAGCCATTGGATCATGTTCATAACCTGTAAATATAGTTATGCCTTTAGATTCTAAATGCTTATAAAGGTGCTCTTCATTCTTTGGAATAGCCAATATTATAGGTATGTTTGAGGGTATTAGTCTGTCTATTAGATGCTCTAGTATAGGCTTTTGATTGATCTTTAAAAAGCATTTACCTGGCAGTCTTTTAGAACTAGCCCTACTACATAATATTATTGCTGTGTTTAAGAGTGCCAAATGTGACTCCAGTGAAATTAAATGTATAACCATTAAGTTCTGATTTGTTTTTTATAATGTTGCTCATTGTTATAGGCAAAACACCAAAGTAAACCGAGCAAGAGTTTACGCTAAGAAACAATAAGCTTTCGGCTTTACTTTTAGCCATTACTTTTTTTGCTTTATGGAAGGGCAGAATTCTTTTGTTTCTTTCTATGGTGTTATCCGATCTGCTTTCTATTTTTATATTACCAAATTCATAATTTTTACTATGGTCTATTCTTGATATAGTTGGGTCTTTTCCTTTAAAGCTTTTAATTTCTTCAAGCCACCAGCCTATGAATTCTCTTGAGCTGTACTTAACTTCAATTCCTTTTTCTCCATAGTATTTATACTTTTCTCTTTTTTTATTATAACACCTTGTTCTTTGCTCTCTATAAGAAACATATGCGTTTTTTATAGGACCGTTTTCCATGTCGCTTGGGTTTAATAACTTTCCTTCGTATATACTCATTACGAACCCCACGGGTGCTTATAGTTTTTGTAAGACTCAAAACTTGAGCATGTTTTGCAAGGGTGGCTTTCAAAAGCTTTACCTGTTTTAAGATCTTTTCTTAATGTCTTAATTTGATGTGAATTAAAGATTTCAGTTAAACTGCTTTCAGGATACTTGCCAATAATTAAACTGTTATCAATAGATGGACAGCACGGTTGGACAGCGCCATCATGATTAAGTATTAATCTTACGTGAGCCTGGAGACAAGATTGCCGCTCGGCTGTTCTCTCTTTATGTTTTAGATCGGTTAGGTCTTTGTTGACTCTACCCTCTACCATATCTCTTATAGAAACTTGAGCTTCAGGCCAGCGTTTTTTTACTTCCCCATATATATCTTCATTTTTATTTAGACTAGTTCTAACCGCTTGGATTACTAACTGTGTCTTATCTCGGATAGGAAAATTATAAAACTTATCAATGTTCTTTGTGCTTAAATCATGATTACCTTTAGCTCTTTGCTTTTCAAATACATCTTTAATAAAGCTGTCATAGCTAACCTTTACTTTTGTCAGCGTGCACATTGCTATAAAGATATCGTCTTTGTTTGTATCGAACTTAAAGTTAGAATTTAAAATCCTATCAATGAAATTAAACTCAGAGCTGTATTCTACAATTTTAGAAAAGTAAGGATTCTGTGTTGCCTCGCCCCTGTAATTAAACTTAAGACTAGAAACTCCTATATGACTTGCCTCTTCAATTGCTCTTTTAGCTAATGCTAAATCCATAACCCCACGTTTAAAAGGTAGGTTCTTTGGGTCACTATGATAGCAATAACCACAAGCCATATTACAGGCACTAGATAATTCAAGGGATAGGTCAACTGGCACTTTTAAAGGCAGTAGATTGCCATAACGATATTTCAGTCTGTACAAGGTGTTTGCTATATTCATAGTTTAGATTGCACTATATGACTATATTAACTGTCAAACACTAAGTTAAATCTTTAACTAAAAATGAGCCGTCCAACGCACAAGAGGTATCGCCAAATGAACCTACTGTGGCCGTTGCATACATTTGTATTCCAAAAAAGTTTTTACCAACGGCCACAGAGGCAACGGCGCTTATAATGGTTGTAGGAATATAAACGTTGTAATTTAAACCGTTTTCTAAAATATGAGCTGTATGACTTATTGAGCTTATGGTGCTTAGAGATGTAATTGTTAGGCCATACATGACATTAAACCTAAAAGCTACTACTGAAGCCGTTGGAGCTACTAAAAAAGAAAAGTTGTTTTCTGTACCGGAAAATTGAATGCCCTCAAAACATACAGGCCCACCATACTTAGACCAATATTGAAAAGCAAAAGGAGTAAAAGAGCCCGTTCCATTTAAAGAACCGGACGTAGCTATGTTTGATAGTAGTACATGCTTACCTATTGTTGCGGTATCGGATGAGGATCCAGTCACAACGGCAGGGCCTAGATAATCCCAGTTCATACCGTTAACGCCAAAATTACATGAGGTAATGCTATCTATAAATAGATCAAGCTCGGCAGCTGAAATTTGAAACTTAATAATATTACTACCCGACGTTTGATGAAAGTTAATATTGTTTGTATACGTCTCTCTCCAAGGATGTTCTGAAGTACCTAAGTCATAAGTTAAGTCTGAAACCGTTGCCGTTGCTTCAGTTATTGGTAACAAAGTACCTCTATGGTTAGACAGATTATTATTTATTTCAGTAGCCTTGGCCTTGGTGCCAGCCACAAAAGTTGTGTACGCGGTTATTGTACTAGGCATAAAATCCCCTTGTTATTTTAATCATTATTAAGACCACCCTACTATTGCTACTCTAAATTTTACAAAAATTATATCGTTTGTGGTCCATGTAAATGGAACTGTACTTGAAAGCAAAGCGTCAGCGCTTCTCGTATCGGCTAAGCGCAAATGGGTTGAGTTTGCAGCGTAGACTTTACCGGTGTATGAATTGGTACCAGCGTCACCCATACCCAAAGTTCCTACAGTACCGGCAAGACCTATTGCTTCATAGGTCCCATCAATTACCTCGGCACCTGGAATAGTCAAAAGAACGTCTCCAGTGATGCCTGAAGTACTTCCTAAAACAAATTGCACAACGCCTACCATTTCTCGGCCCTCTCTATAATAACTGCCGCTTTGAATAGCATTGCCGACCGTAACACCGCTCCAAGCTGGCGTAAAAGTAACTGGCGTTCTGTCAACGGCACTTACTTTTGTTTCAGTACCGCTTGAGTTTAGTGCGTAAAAAAGGCCGTCGGTTTTTGAATACAAATTATAAGAGCCCGTTGTAGGATTAAGACTAGGAGTAGTAGCAAGACCTTGAAAATGAGCCTTGTTACCTAGAAATAAATCCCTCCATTGATATTCATCCGTGCCAAGATCGTAAGTATTATCAGTTGCGGTTGCGGTTGCTTCAGTGATCGGTACTAAGCTGCCTCTATGGTTAGACAAGTTAGCGTTTACCTCTGAAGATTTTATTAAATTACCAGCAACAAAAGTTGTATATGCGGTTATAGTACTAGGCATTAGTTTTCCCTTGCTATAAAATTATTTTCTAACGTGTCTAAATTAATATTTATATTAATTAAATTATATTCTTCGCTGTCTAGTTTAATAGCATCCCCTGTTTGAAGGTCCCATATAAGGTCGCCCGTTGCAATAACAGAGGTTGCATCCCCCCAATTGTTTAGGTCCCATAAGTTTTCTGGCTCAACTGCACTTGTGTCATAAGATATTTTGCATAAATCTAGAATATCAAGGCCTGGTACAAAAGGAGTATTAAACTCTATTTCTTTTTTCAAACTAGATACATCATTAAAAATATTAGTTACTAAAGTACTAGCCACAGTTGAGGTAGCAACAAAGGTGTTCTCTAGGGATATAGAGCGCCGCCCTAGTATCCAGGCCAGGTTACCGCCGTCAACTGTTAGGCTTGCTTGTAGGACTTGGTAGCTAGATATTGTATCTGCTTCTTTGTATTTCAAACTTACTCTAGAATAAAACTTACTATACTTTGGACCGAACTTTTTAATGCTCTTTATCTGTACTCCATAAGTGTTGTCTGTAGTTATCCCAGGGCCGTTAAATTCAAACTGACTTGTTGTAGTATTGGCCGCTCTAGATACAAATCTAAAAACACCTTGCGAGTTTACATAACCTAAGTAGTTTTCAGCTTGTGATATTTTTTCTATTAAATCCCATAAACTTAAATCTACTAAAGCAGCACTAGAGTTTGTGTTTAAATCTGCATAAATACTAGTAGTAGCTTCAATCTCCCAATTGGAAGTTGTGTTTTCAAAGAAAGGTCTGAATACATAATTGGCCGCGCCGTCGGTATGGTCTCTAATATTTTCCATTAACTGTGAGGCTGTTAATCCTGTACTTGTAAAGCCTGTTAAATCATCGGCTGGGAATTGTCTAAATATCTCCATTAACGGCATCACGTTAAAGTTTACATTTGTTTTGTCGCTATAATTAACATCCCCTGAAATAACACCCTTGTATAAAACAACGGTCGCATCCCAGTCATTAGCTTCGTCCCAATAACTCCTATCCCATACAGAGTTATCAATCTCGGATTTTTTATAAATACCGTCGGAACCTAAAGAGCTAGTTAAATAACCGGCTTCTATTTTAAACAAAGACCTTTGTTGTGTTGCATAGTTAAACCAAACACTAGAAGGATTGTCCTCTGGGTTATATTTGCCATCAATATTAGAAAGCACTATGGAGTTAGATCCAAAGTTAATCTTATTAAATCTTGAGGCATCTATAGAAATACCTATTGAACCGAATTTAATTACATCCTTTGTAATTTCAAACCAATCACTTTCATAAGAGCCATCGGCATTCATGCGCTTTATAAAAGCTTTTCTAAAAACCGTGCTCATGCCTGCTTTAAGTTCTTTGGATAGTCCCATTAAACCTCACTCAACTTAATTGAGCCTTGAAAACCAGCGGCCAAATGATTGTCTGAGTATTGTTCGAAACCAAAAGAGCCAGTCCATACACAAGGGAATGAAACTTCATCCCATGACGTTGAGGTTCCAAAGGCTGTAAATATAAACTCATTCTTACTATCGTAAACAGTTCTTAGGTTGTTCTTAAAAGCGGTTGAAATATATTTAAGCTTAATGTCAGTGGACTGAGTTCTAGCTACCACGTTTACTTTAATTGCACCGTTGGATAACTTGTGTACCATTTCTTTAGAGTTTACCAATGGCTTGTAACTCTTAGCGCTCGGTATCTTTACAAAGTCTAATAGTAAATCACTTGCTACAAATTGTCCTATTGCTTTTTCACTATCAGCTACCTGAGTAGTCTTTGCATCTAATGTAATACTTGAAACGTTTGCAGTAGTGCAAAACAAATACATACTTGTTTCTGAGTTTGTTGACCAATCACTAGCGCTTGTATCAGCACTCGTTAATGCAAAAGTGTTAGCAGTTACACCATTATAGAATATAGAAAAAGACTTATAATTAATTCCATACAAAGCAATTCTAGATACGCTTTGAGTTTCATCGAAAGTAATTGTAAAGCTTGAGGTTGTTAAATCATCATTAAATTCGGCAGATACATACTGACTAGTTTTGTCTCTGGTAAATATATTAATAACTGTTAATGAGCCGCTTGAGATTGTTAATTGAGAGGTTGTATCTAGGTAGTTAGCTTGAATAAATTCCATTAGAAAGTCCCTTCATCAAATGAAACTGATTCGTTTCTTTGTCTTAATCCTAATAACTCTTGATCAATCATTTTAGCAAACTCTCTTGCTTGTTGCTGGTCGCCGAGTACTGGGCCTGTAAAATTAAACGTATTACTGCCGCCGCCTACACCGCCGCCGCTGTCTGGATCAAAGTCATCGGGTAAAGGAATTACGGCCTCGTCCCTACCGCCTTCGCCAATGATTGCATTTGTTCCACCCGAGCTAGCAGTAACAATACCGCCTTCAGCTAATTTTATTCCAGATACTTGCGCTGCTTGAGCCGCAAATGATGCTCCGACCGCTGCCGCTGCCGCAAAGTTAAACGGTGGGGGAAACGCTGCTAATGCTTTTGAAACCCCTTGAGGTGCCGCAATTGCAATTTGTGTTAATGCCGCGGCCTTTCCAACTGTCGCTAATGTTTTATTACTAGAGTTTTGCATGCCTGAAATTCTACTTAAAGACGATGCTCTTGCAGATTCTTTTGCTTTGTCTAAGGCGTCTTGTGCTGCCGCTCTATTTTTAGAACCCTTTAATTCAATACCTAGCATCTTAGCTTGTTGCTTTTGTGCCTCAGTAACTTCATTGGTTCTAGCTTTTGTTTTGATTAGTGCTAAATTTAATTGCGCTTGCTCTTCTTTTTCAAGCTCCTCTTGGCGTTTTATTTCCTCTTGCTCGGCTTGAATTGCATCTATTTCTGCAAGCTCTTCATTTAAAAGATTTTTCCTATCCTTAATTATAGTGCCCATTTCATCCATGCCCATGGATGCCATTTCTTTAGCTCTCTTAAACTCGCCTTGAGTTAATAAAGTAATAGACTCAATGGAAGCGGCAAGGCCGGTACCAATTAACTCACCTAATCCTGCAATAGTATTTTTTAAGAACACAAATGTTTGAGCTACAAACTTAGCTACACTGGCAAGATTTGATAAAAAACTTGATGAATTTTGGGCTTCTTCTCCTAATGTATTTAAGTTTTTTGCAGCTAAACCAACAAAGGGAGCAAAGGCTTTTCCTACTAGTTCTAATACATCGCCCATTGTATTTTTTAATTGAGTTAAAGCACCCAAACCTTTTGTTGCAGCTTCAGCTTGGCCGCCAAATTTACCGCCAAGTGATTCAGTCACGGCAGCTAGTTTCTCACTCGCACTTAAGCTAGTATCTATTTCTACGCCGTATCTACTTAAAGCATTTGTACTTGAGCCAACTGTTTTACCAACTAAATCAGCGGCAGTTTTTAAATCTACTTTCATGGCTGAAGCAAAATCAAGAGTAGCTTTTAACAAATCTTCAGTTACCTCTTCTTGACCTAAGTATGCTTGTAGTTGGCCCTGAGCACTGATTATATTTTCATCCCCAAAGGTTGTAACTTTTTGAAGAGACGATGCTAGCTCTTGATATTTCTTTGATAGTTGTGGCGTGAAAATACCTTGTTGTACTAGTGATTGATTCATTGAATTTATAGCTAGCTCTTGTTCTTTATATGCTGCTAGGGATGCAGTTAGCCCAGCAATTAAAGCTGCACCTGCTACCTTAGCCGCACCTGCAACACTTCCAAGACCATTTTTTATTGCACCCAAAGTTTTTGAGCCAGTCTCTTTTATCTTTATTAGTAGCGTTGCCTCTTGTTTAGCCATATTTCATCCTTAAACTATCTTTTTTTAGCAAGCTTTGTTTCTTCTTCAGTACCGCATACAATCGTTAAAAGGTCTAAAGTAAAGTCCTCGGCGTCCGATTTTATAACTTCAGAGGGCCGCAATCCATACCTTTTACAAATAGCGTCTAGCTCTACTAGCTTTTTCCTAGCTAAGTATTTAATTTGAGGTTTTTTTTTCCGTAGGTGTAGACGTTTATCTGTTCATAGAGACTATTACATAAGTCCCAATGTAATAATAAGTTATCGACAAAAAGAACGCCGCTCTCTGCTTCGGTTTCTTTTCTTACAAGTTTAGGCTCAATAACCGCATTCATGAATACGTCTCTGTAATGTTCTTTGATTTTTTTAAAAGCTACTTCGCCGGTCTTTTCTCTTTTCTGTTCATAGATTTGATAATGCTGAGCCAAAGATTTAGAGCCGTCCATGTAACTAAAGGGATCTAGCTTTTTAATTTTAAATATAATGCCTTCAATCTTAATAAGCTTTGTCTCGCTTATAAGGTCCTGCACTGACTTTTTATCAAACCAGCTTTTTTTCATGTAAACTATTAAAGCTGCTCCAAACAATATTAGAACAGCTATTAATAAATAATCAGATACTTGCAATGTCATTTGTTAAATCCAATTGTACCGCGTAGCCGGTAGCACTTGAAATATCTCTAAGTACATTAAAAGATACTTCGCTTGATAATATTTCATCAGGTCCGCCAATTTCTGGGTCCCCTGCATCGTTAATTTGTACTAAAGGGTATCTAACTTTAATGCCCTCTCTTGCTACTGAGCCGGTCATTGTCGCCGCTTGAAACTCAAGCTCTACTGCAAGCTCTGTACTTGCAAGCATTGCATCGTAGGCCGTTGTAGTATCAAATCTAATAGTCATTGATAAAGGAAGCGTTGCAATCCCTACAGGTAAAACATCCAAAGTATCTGAGCCGATTCGTCTTGCTTCAGCGTCCCCTTTTAGGTTGTTACCTATTCCAAAATTTACAGATTGAACATGCCAAAAACTTGAACTTGTTAGGCTTGCAAAAGAAGCCTCTACACTCACTCGACCATTAACAAAACTTAATGGACTCATTGATGTAAAAGTTAAAGTTGAGCAAACATCATTTGAAGTTGAAGATGAGTCTTTACCAATAAAAGCTAATGACATTTTCAAACTATCATCAATCTCGGCAGAAAAGTTTAATTCATTAACTCTTAAGCCGTTGTATTCAAATATCTTAGCACTGGCTGAGTCACCTTTTCTTAGGTTAGCACTCAATGATTTATTTGTTTGATCCATTGAACCAATTTCAAATACATGAGTTATTGCTGAACCACCAGCTGTTTCGCCCGTTGCCGTTGCTGAAGTTACGGTACCGCCAAAGGCGTTTTGTAAAAGCCAACCGGTAGCTGTTAATCTTGAATAAACATAGGCCTCTAAACCGCCTTCAATTATTTTTCCCATTCTCATATGCTGAGAGTATACTCTGGACTTTTCTAACTGCTCTAAGATTTTACCCTCTTGAGCCGTCTTTAATCCTTCAGATATAAACGGAAGGCCGGCAGTTGTAGTCACCATAGTTCCATAAGTTGTTTCACGCCCTAAAGCTAAATATGATTCTGTACTTACTATTGATCCCTGTCCGACTGCCATTTTAAACCCTCGCTATGTATTGATAGAAATGATCTTTACCAATCATTTTCAATTTATTATCTACTTTAGATATAAACTCTAAAGCCTTGTTTTTCTCTTCTAGTATTTTAAATACTACTTCTTTATCATCTTCTTTATATTTATAATTCATTACTTTGTCTAAGCTTGCAATTCGTGGAGTACTTAAAACTGTGTTCTTACTACACTGTACTACAGGCATGTTAAAAGTTTTAAGGTATTTGTCTAACCAAGACGCTGAAAAGTATAGATTATTCGAGGTATAGCAGTCCTTCATATTCCTATTAACTAAGTATAGGTGCCGCATATAATTATATTTGCCGTCGCCTGTACTATCAAAAGAGTAGTAGCCACTGTTTGGCATCCATGAATAATCATATCCAATTAAGCCCATTACATCATAACCAAAGAAGTTTTTACGCCCTTCGTTATCAGACTGGACCAATAGCACTAGCATTTGATTTGAAACGTTAGTAGCTGCCGGTATTACATTCGGACATCCTGATAAACCTTGAAACTCGACCTCTGAATTAATTGAGTCTTTGTTTACAGTAAAGTACATGTCCTTCCAGTTTCCGTTATCAGCCCATTTTGTATTTGCACAAACACTAACAAACAGTGTTGTATTTTGTAGCTTGTCTTTAACTGGCTCCATATACTTTTCATAGTTTACATTCGCATCGGCAACAAAACAATAAGTTGGCTCAATGCCATGCTCTAGTAAGTGCATTAGTGTTTTGTCACAACAAAGAATGTCGCAATTATCTTTGTTCTTTTTAATCTCTTCGATATTTTCCTCAAAAGAAAACCCGTTGGCTACACAAAGAATTGATCTGCCTACCCCAACGTTTTCAAAATCTCTTAAAGACTTCATTTTAAATTTAGAATGATGTTTAGCATTTGCTTGCCAAATATCCTTCCATTGATTGTAAGCGTTTTTGCTTTGTTTGATTGTTGCTTTTTCGTCCATTTTCATTAGTAGTGCGCCTTTGCTTCTAAGGTTAATAGTCCAACTCTAAAATGTGTATCCTCACTAACAGGATAAGAATGGTAAGTAACTGCCGTAGGTTTAGAGTGCAAAACCAAACCGTTGAAAGTAGTATCTGACTGCCTTAATACTAGCTCAATATTTTCCATTAATACCTCGCAATCGTCATCGGCAGGATCCCCCACTACATCGGCAAAATTATCATTCCATAATATGCCTGCTATTTTAATCTCTATTAAACTTTGTCTTTTACCGTTATCCTGGTTTGTAGCTATGTCTATAAGATCTATGCTTTTGTTGTCATAGTAAACAGATACACAAGGGTAAAAACTAGGTTGTGGCGGTATTAACTCAGGATTGATTTTTAATATCTTTTGAACATTTGTGGATAAGTTTGTGGATAACGTTGTTGTTATCACAGCATCTAATTGTGCTTTTATTTGTGTTTTAATTCCAGGTAGGTCTAGTGCTCTTGCTGCCATTACTTGCCTTTCACTATAAATGCTAGCGTAACTTTACTTATGCTTTCTGCCGCTTTTCTACTCAACCACATAAATTGCCTTTCTGGCAAGTCGCCTAATCCTTCGTCGTGAGCCTTAGCATAAGGGAAACCGCTTCTAGTTTTAGCAGGATTAAATAATTCTATTCCAAGTGGGTTTTTTCTAATGTTTGTTTCTCTTATATTTAATTTTAGATTGCCGGTATCTTGCAAAATATTATTGCCGCCTTTACCAATAGCCTTCATATGCTTATCGTAAAAATCAGACCAACGCTCCCATTTGCTCTTTGGGCCTTGTTGCTTTTCAAAGTGCTTTGTAACATCCTTTATCATTATGGCAGCAACAACTCCCATGTAAGCTTTATCTCTCTCCGTAACATCCCCTAGCTTCTTTGACATACCAGCGAAAAACTTTGTTGCTTTTCTGTTATCAAATTTGATTTCGGTATCGGCCATTAGTCTCTACTACTTTTAATTGCGTCCAACTTATCCGAATCTACAACCCAACTTAATTCATCGTCTTCAGCAAATGTTTCAGTATAGGAATCTGTGTTAGATAAAACTCTATAAGCTGTATTACTAAAATCAGATATTACCGAGCCAGCTGTATTTAAAAGATCTGACTTGTATTCTTGAACAAGCGTTAGGTTATCTAGGGCCATGTCTCGGTACTCTTTACCGCGCTCTCTAGACTCTTTGCCGCCACGCCCATTATTTTGATATAGGTAGCCAAGGCTCAGCCATTCGCACCACGTAGTCACTAATGGCGGCACTGAGCCCACTGTATTAAAGGAAGCAATATCATATCTCTTAGACAGATATTTATTTATTTCATTTTCAGACCATGTAATACATTTGTCCGCTAAAGCTGTAGTAACTGAATCAAAGGTAGTTCCAATTGCTAAAGTTTGCAGTGATGTTGTTGTACAATAAAGTCCCATGTAAATCCTTTATAAAAGTCCGGCTTTAATCATTCTTTGTTGTAAGGTTTTGTCTTGTTTTAAATTACCGTGAACATTTTGAAACGTTTTGCCGCTGGCCATTTTTGTAACTTTTAATACTAAGTGTTTGTGTATTTTATAAGTTATTGATTCAGGCACTTCGGCTAGGCTTTCTACTCTTGCCGTTTCATTTGCTCTTGAAAGTTTCTTTAGATGCTCAGTCTTTGCTGAGCCTACCTCTTCAATAGTCTTTGCTTTTTCTACAGGTATATCGCTTTTTTTAATGCTTTTTCTTGCTCGAGCCATTTTGTAAGTCTCCTAATATTAATGTTTGTTTCCAATATTAAAGGTGGCTTATAGGGAAAAAGCAACTAAACCCTATAAGCCGTGCGCATAAATTTATGGCAATTTTATTATGGTGCTACGCCAGCAACTAGATAACCCGAAAGTGAACTAACTATTTTAATTGCATACTCTTTTCTAACTTCAATTGCTTCTGATTCTCTCTCTTCAACTCTCCAACGCTTAACTGGCGCTTTAGCTTTTTCAAAGATATACCCAGCACTTGGAGCTTTTGGAGAAGCTCTAGGCGGTTTATATCCTAAGAAAGCATGCTTAGGCCACATTTGAGCTACTGAAGATGTAAGCCCTTCAGCCGCAGAATCTAATTGAGCATTGGAAACTAAAAGCTCACCAACTCCGAAAAGACTTGCAAGCATAGACTCGCTGATTTCAGCACTTGTGTACTTAACTCGGTCCAATACATTACTGTTATTTTTAGCAAGTACAAAACTGTCTCGACCTAAAATAACATAGTTTGGCATTTGACCAGAGTTAGCAAGTACAACACTCGCTGCCGTATCAAGATCTGCAATTGGATTAGCAGTTAATGTTAAATTGTTCCAACTCAAAGCTGAAGATAAAGAATGCGTAAGACTCCAAGACGTTTTAGTGAATAAATCTATAAAAGATTTTTCTTTTCTACGCATGATAGCATCAGTTAATTCTTCAGTTGTATCAGCTCTTAAATCAGAAACGTCATAGTTTTCAACATCACTATCTGAAACAAAATCAACAAGTGCATGTTTTTCTAAAACATAACTAGAGTTACTTACTTCAAAATAATGCTCTCTGGCTTTTGCGCCATTAGCTCTACTTGTTTCAGGAATTCTAAAATTTCTATCATAAACTCTATAAAGATCAGAGTCCTTTTTAACATTTACGGCAGGGAAAGCTTTATGAGCTATAAACTCATTGTTGCTATACCTAACAGAAATATTCGAAAGGAGCTGATCCACATGTAATTTACTTTTAACTGGCATGATTTAGTCCTTTCTTAAACTCTGTCAAAACCTGGCATTACGTAAACATTTACGATAGCTCCAGCGGTTGCAGTTGCATCTACTAAAATACCTACATAAGCATTTGCAAGGGTTAGAGCAGTTGTAGTATCTGCTAAAGTGAATGGCGTACCTTTACCAGCTGTATCACCGGCAACAAGGCCTGCGGCTGAAACGGTATCCGAGAAAAAGCATTTCGCAATACTTCCAGGACCATGAACAGGGATGCTTGACGTTGTGTCTAGTACATCATTATCCGTGATTCCAATAGGAAGAACTAAACCATTAGCAGGATATGCTACTGTGTTAGCTGCTGAAATGCCCACAATTCTATAAGCGGCAAGAGTAGTAGCTACTCTAAAACTTAAAGGTGAGTTTGACATTATATTATCCTTTCATAATTTGAGTGTAGGCTTGTCTATAACTAACTTTGTTATCAGTCATATATTTTTCAATTTTCTTTTCTGTTAAATCGGCTTGCTTTTCGCCTTCAGTTGAACTTTCTTCTAAGTTAACATCCGAAGCACTATGCAATTTTAAGATTTCGTTTAACAAATCTCTTTTGTCTAATTCTTTATCGTTAATAGAATAAGATTTTTTTTCTTTTCCTAATAATTCTAAAACGTATGGTTTCATTGAAGGAGTAATCTCGTCAATAGAATCAACGTGTTTTTCTAATTCAATATCTTCTCTTTTAGCAGTTTCTTTTTCTAATTCTTGAGAAAACTTTTTTACTTCAGCTTTAAGAGAAAGTAATTCTTTTTCTTTTTCGCCATCTATTGCTGCGCCTTCTTCTTCAGCGTTTTCTTTTGCTGCAAGTTTTTCCATAAGCTCTTCAATCTTAGCTTTTAAATCTGCAATTTCTTTATCTTTATCATCCATTTTAAATTTCTCCTTCGAAGGGAATAAGTAGTGTTTTACAATTGCGTCTTTATTATTATCGGCACAGTTTTTATAAATCTGCAATATATCAGATAGGTTTTGAACTGCCGGCATATCAGCGCCGAGTAGTGCAACGGCTGATAAGAAATGCTTGTAGCTTTTCCCATTCACCGCGATATCCCAATATATTTCACTCGATACCTTTTTATAAGCACCACGCTTTATTAGTTCCATTATCTTTTCTGGAACATTTGTAAAACATGCTACAAGTTTATCTTCAATTCTCTCAAGACTTTTAACCCAACCGGCAGCCGGCAAGCCATCGGTTTGCAATAACTTTTGGTCTGAGTCATGTCCTAGTTTTAAAAACGGCTTCATTGTTTCTTTGTTTTCATCAAAAGCTAGTTTCATTTGGTCTAGGTCATCAATGGTATAAGTGTCTCCATTCCAAGTACCCGCTGCAAAAACTTCAACGCCTTCAATTTCAAACTGCTTTCTAACAGTAGACTTAAGCTCTTTGTCTTCAGCGTATTTTCTTACTGAAGCTTGACTGTAAAGTTTCTTGTTTGAATCAATCCAATTAAAAGCATTAGTTTCGTCGAACATAGTTTTAGAAAATCTAATTGCTTGAGTAATAAGAGCGTCATCTGACTGGCTTCTTTGCTTAGCTAAAAAAAGCGTTATGCCAGGCTCAATGTCTCTTTGAAAAAAGGTATCAAACATATTAGTTTCTTTAAAAACATATTCTATTGCTGTCTCATCAGTTACAAATTTCCCCATATTAACTCCATTTATTAATTTTAGTTTCTTATTAAATTCTCTCTAGCCAACTAACACCGGCAGTTACATCCCCGCCGCCGCCGCTTCAGCTACTAGAGATATATATTCTATGCTAATGTTATCATCGGTATGAGTTTCCCACCCTCTGCCTGCATTATAAAAGGCAGCCGATTCAGCACAAATCTTTTCAGTAACTCGCCAAAGGCAGATACCATGGGTGGGCTTATTTCTTTAACATGTATTCCATGATTTGTGCCCGAGTCTTCACCCGTAACTATCTCACCGCTTGACGTTTGTATCTTTGTAAAATGTGGCATTATTGTTTACTAAACCCTTTCCCTTTTTCTGCTTCTATGAACTCATCTATATTTCTTTTGCCAACGCCTTTGTCTGGCTTAAACTCTTCAAACTTAGTTATTGGAATTAAAACAGATCTGCAATTAAAGTGCATTGGAGGAATTGGCTCGGTGCCTGCCTTAAACTTTTTACCATGTAAGCCTCTACAAATCTCAGTTGTCCTATCATCTAATATTGCAGAGTACTGGTATCCTGAAACTACTCCAGAGTCCTCAAAGAATGCTACCCTACCTTTATTAAGAACTTCAGTAGTCTTTGTTCGAGCAAACCTTTCAAGAGCAACGGCTGAATCCTTTTTACCTTCAGTGCTTATAATATCAATTACACTAGAGATTGGTCGGCCATCTTTAATAGCTGCAATCATTTCTACTCTGGCTTTTTGAGTTACTTTAAATTCCCAATCACCTATGAATTGAAACACTTCAGCTTCTAGTATCTTTAGAAATTGTTCATCTACAATAGGTGCTGCAAAGTCAGACTTGAATAATTCAGTTTGAGCTAATTGCTTGCCATCTAAGTATTGTTTCTTAAGTCCCTTTTTAAGTAATAGCTTTAAGTCTTTTAGCTTTCTTAGTTTAAGAGTCTCAAGCCTTTCTATGTTTCCAGTTTTAAGAATCTTTTTCTTTTCTAATTGGTCAAATAGGTCCTCATAGATTGCTTCGATTAAAGGCTGAGCTTCAGCTTTTATTAGATCCATATTACTATCTAGTGATCTTGCTACTTGTTTAAAATCTACTTTCTTATGGAAGTCTCCTGAAGGCTCAGCAAAAGGATTACCCTTAGCAAAAGCTTGCATCTTGTCTATATCATTCGGTAGCAAAGTCGTGTCTTCATTGCTACCAAAGGCCCCCCCTGGATTTGATACAGGCTCATGCGAAGCTTCTACTACGTCACCTTCAGGAAATTTTACAATACCTCTAAAATGATTTATTTCTTCAGGATTAGGTTTGTAAGCCTTTCCTTTAATTGCTTCTAGCCAAACTTTAGCAGCTGCCAAAGCGTCGTCGTCTTCAATAGGTTTAAGTTTAAACACTGGCATTTCTTCTAGGAAGCCAAAGTTATGAACTGTTATAGATTTAATTATATGTTTGTTTACTATGTCTTCTACTAGCTTTCTGCGCTTTTGAATATGCTTAGCATATAGTTGGAATTGTTGTTGTCCTAAACTAAAAGAGCCGCCGCTTGTTTCACTACCTTGAAAGCCCATTAGATCTGGCACAAATAAAGCCCGACCTATAAACATGTTAAAGAGATTTATTCCTTTTATGTAAGCCTCTCCTGTATTCCCATGAGTTAGAAATTCAACTTCTAATTCTTTAGGTATTACTAGGGCAGTCTTTTGTTGGAACTTCTTTAGCACTGTCAACAATTGAGCTGGCATTGAACTAGGAGCTTGTGAATCATATCTAGCTACTGGAATAGGGGATGCTGATTTTTCTAAGAAGATTGCATAGTATCTAGTTATCTGTCTTTTAATAAACCAAGCATTGTAAGCAGCTCTTAAGTCGCTTGTACCGTATGGGTTTTGAAACTTAGGATTGTTAATGTAATGGATTAAGGACTTTGGATCTATTATATTTTCTGAAGCAAGATCAACCTGAGAGTACTTTTCAAGATTACCTTGGTTGTCTGTCTCGATAATCCAACTAGCAGGATGCCTTGTCTTAAGCGTCTTAAGTGTTAGTGTACCGTCCGGTCTCTTTTTAAATATCTTTTCTGTTAGGCTAAACCCGTATTCGTATGCACTTAGTATTTCTTCTAGCTGAGCATCAAAGCTTGATTCAGTGTCTTCATTTAATGCTTTTTCTAAATCAGCTTTTACGTCTTCGTTTTTGCAAACAATATCCCAACCACTACTTAGAACTAAATCTTTTTTAATTCTTAGGGCTACTTCTATTTGGTCATCTTTAAGCATGTCGTCATAGATGCCGTATGTATTATCCTTTTGATATATATCATCGGCATTGAAAGGCTTAAGTTGTGAGGCTGGGTCCATTGAGGATTCTTGTAATGTCTTTTCGGCTGTACCAAAGTATAGTTGGTCTACAAGATTGTTTGAGTTTGCACTCAATACTTCGTCGTTATCATTGGCCATATATTGTTCCCTTAAAGTAGTACCTTATTTTCTATATCGTAATACATATCTAATTGTTTAGCATTAATTGAAAGTTGGATAGCAATACTAGACGCAATGACGCTATCGTCATGCTTACCTTGAGCGGCTTCAATCTTACCTTTGTTATTAACTAGAGTAAGGCATTCGTTTAATATCGTCATATCGTTTATTTTAACTGTACTGTTTTCGACTGCATCAATAAAAGTATTGAGCATAATCGGTCTTGTAACTTTATCAGTAATCCAACCGGCTCTATTATCAGAGTGCATATATAGATTAGGATAGTTCAAATGTTCTTTTAATTCTAGAAGTACAGCATGCCCATGGTTATTTCTCTCAACGCCTACTAATGGCATCGGTGCTCGGCCTCTTCTATAATCTTTAGCGAGCTTATTAATCTCATTAGCAAAATCAAAAGGTTTTAAATGTCCTCTTAGTATAGCAACAACTTCTCTTTTCTTTGAATCCATTACTACAGCTACAGAATAATCACCGCCTACACCTTCAGCTGTATCTACTCCGAAAACGTATGGAGTTCCAGAGATAGCTTCTTTATAAACCTTAAGGTATTCAGTTTCTCTAATTGGCTCAGGTCTGTCTTTTATAATATCTTGTATCTTAGTAATATCAATTGCAGGTGTACCTGTAGTTATGAAGCAAGTCTTATCGTCTTCAGGATACTCTTGTAGGAATGAGGATTTAGATTTTCTTTGAGAGATTTTAAACCTTCGAAAAGAAATTTGATCGTCGTTTAATTCTACTCCATAAAGTTTAATTGCTTTGTGCTTTAGTTGTTTCTCTTCAGCTGTCCATCTTATTTTCCCTCTGTTTAAACAATACTCCTCGTGCATGTACCAAGGGAAAAAGAAGTTCTTATATCCTGTCTCTCCAGTATAGAAGTCGTGGTAATGATTGAATCCCCTTGCAGTAGTCTCAATAGATATTTCTCCTGTTTCAATTGGCACTGCGTCCATTGAAGTTCTAACCTTATCCATATTATTCATTAAGGCCATTTCTGATATATGTAATCCTGAGACTGCATCCGATACAGCTTCAAGAGTACAGTAGATCTCTGAGTTTATTTCTGGGAAGTAGAGTCTATATCTAGAGCCGCCGCCTTTATCTATTTCAGGTCTTAGATCGTCGGGCATATTCTTATAAGCGTATCTGATTATTTTGAATAGCTTACCTAGAGACTCCCTATCATGAGATAGTATTACTTCAGTTTGGTTTGAGTTAAAAGCTGCTTTGTCTAGCTTCCTAAGTAGTAGGAATGTAGAGATACCAACTTGTCTTGCCTTAAGGATATTGTCATAGCCAGTCATGTTCTTTAATAAATATCTTTGAATAGAGTTCGGCTTGAACTTAACTCTCTTCTTTGATTTGTTTGTTATGTAATACAAGTGTTGCAAGCGCCACAAAGGATCTTTGAGTTTCTCTTTATCTTTTTGGGAGAGCTTCATTACTCATCTTCTAACATTTCAACAATGCTTTTATGTGATGATTTAATGCTCACTTCAGATACGTCTTTAACTTTTCCAATGGTTCGTTCTAACAGAAAGTTGAGTCTTTGATTGTCGCCTTTTTCTATAGCATTCTTTAGGATACTAATTACAGCAAGGTCTCTGCTTGGTGTCTTTGGATCTTTAAATATCTTTTGTAAATCAATAAAGGGCATAGACATATATTTATAAAGAGAGTTTTCAAAGTCGTGAGCATTCATTGACCTAGCTTCCTTAAGGTCCGCCGGTAAGTGCTTACTAGACTTTTTACCAGCCGCACTAGCTCTCGCTTTATCTTTACCAAAACCATTACTAGGCTTAGGGTTGCCTGCTTTTTTCACAATATATCTCCATATATTTATGTTCAATTTATGTTATGCGTTATAATCGGCATATTCAAGTTATTCTTTAACTATGCTTGCTGTTTTGCCATAAATTAATATGGCAATTTTAATAAGCATTTGTCTAGAACTAATAGGCCAAGCTAATGCCTGAGCCTACGTGACCTTGTACCTCTCTAACATTTTTAGCTGAGCCAGCGCATGGGTTACAATTACCGTACTCGTTTTTAAACCAATAAGGTTCTACTGTTTTAAGTCCTGGGCCTAAAGGGTATTCCATAAACCGCTCTTCAAACTTAAACACAAAAGTATCTCCATTCAAATGTAATGGATAGTCAAAGACCTCACCCTCTAGAGTGCTGCAATTTGAGTCAGAATAAACTAAGCCATGGTTTACTTTCTTAAGCTGATTATTAACATCTACAGCAAAAGTATAGCCCGAGCCATTTTCTCTATACCAAG